GTCGGCAATTTTGACACATTGTTAGGCAACTAGCAGTGTGTGCCCAGACCTGTTTGGAAAATTTTAGAAATTTTCACATTTTTATAATGATGATTACAACTAAACCATCCAAGCACCGCAAGGCCCCGGCCCGCGTTGGGCCACATCAACGCAAAACTCAACCCAACAGCCTCCTGTCTGAGCCACTGTTGGGTGAGTCTGGAGTAAAAGAGACGGCAACCCTCAGGAAATTCGCGGCATCTAGAATCTCCTTTGCCGGAACCGCCCCAGAAGACTTGTCTTCTGAAACAGCTTGCTACACAGACCATGACATCGAACTTGGGGTGTCTGCTCTGGACATTCGTAGCACATCATGTTTTGCTCCTCCGTGCGCGGAGGCGTACAAAACTTCAGTGGGAACTCCGCGTAGCCCATCTCACCGGCAGCCAGTTGCTGTGGGAGCGGGCACGCAGAGACCAGACCGCGTTCGAGAGCTGTTCCGAGGGATTGGAAGATCCCTTGGCCTTTCGTCTTCAGCGGCAGTTGTCGGGGTTGGACACCATGCGCCTGTGAGTCTGCCAGGCATGGTGAGCGTACAAGAAGAGGAAAAGGTGCCCGTGGAGTTGACCGCAACAAAATGCGTCACACGTCTGCCGGACCTTTTAAGACCTGAGACAGGTTGGTCGGATGATGAGGATGCTTGCCCATCTCGTAGACCACCTGCCCCAGTGCGTGTTACAGCGACACCACAGCACCCACCCGAAGTGCAAATGTCGCAGCAGGATAAGAACGATAGTCGCCTGGTGTCAGCCATTCAACCTGGACCGGAATGTGCAGCTCACACGTCACCCCTACCAAAGGGTGTCGTGAAGGTAAACGAGCTGTGCTTTGATGGGCAGGGGTTGGCACCCGCTTCTATTGAACTGTCGCCGAGTGGTCTACCTGACACGTCGGCGTCAATTCCTGTTGTGCCGTTTGCATGTAAGGGAGGTGCGTCCGCTGTTCATGTGCCGCCCTCACTAGAAATGCCCATTGTCGACCACGTTGCGCCGCCCTCGCCGTTAAGGCTGAGGAAGCCGCCCATCGTTGCGCCGTTCAATGGGACAGCTAAAGTTTCAATGCCCATTGAAAGCACTCTAAATTGTGAGCCAATGGTGCAGCCGAATCCCGTGTTTCAAATCATAACGAAATCACGACGCGGCAGTTGGAAGAAGGACCAGAGAAAGCCTGCCAAGCCAAAACGACGTGGCCAGCAGGCACCAACAGCTTCAAACCCGCGCGGGCTCTCGGAGCACGCGTTGGATTATTTTGCCAGAGCTCGCAGGAAATTCTCGTCAAAGAACAAGTCACGTCAAGAACGTGAAGACGAGTGTCCTTCTTGCGAGATGGTCGAAGCCGCCCCTACTGCTACAGTACCTCCTCCCGTGAAACCGAAGCGTGCCACAAGCGCGCCTGCACTCGGTACGGTGATGGAATTAGTGCCACTGCCAGGCCTTGATAATGATGTGTTCCTCGGCCCTGTGCCGGAGCAACCCAATGGCCCCGTGGCTACGCACACTGAGCAGAAATTCCCCTGTGACTTCGAGGTGGAGCGTGACGTCTTTGCCGGTGACAATGTACTTCCCGTTTGGGTGGTCAATGCCCGCCGCCGAGGCTTTAAGGTCTTTGATATGTATGACACCATTGGCGACATTTGTGCACACATATTCAGCGACTATCGCACCCTCCTCCTTTTACGCCCTGAAAGCTGCATTGAGCACAAGTTGCTGGTGGCTAGCAGGGCGGCAGTTTACCGCAAAAGATTGCGCGCATTTGACGTTGCCCTTGTGAATGAAGGAGAGGGCATCCTCATGTTGCGCTTGACACCGGCAGTTTTGCCTCTCCCTGAGTATGTTGCGTGCCAGCCTGGTAAATACAGGCGCAAAGCATTAGAGCGCGTCAACTTTGAAGGGTGTCAAGTCCAAGTGATGGGCGCTGATTTTTACACTGTCACCAAAACAGTGTATGATCGGCTGCACCGTCATGGCGATGCGAAGAATCATCTTTTGTGCAGCAAGGGGTCAAAGCGACTGTTTATAAATGGACAGGCTATCATTTTTCAAGATGGCCATCGCACCAACGTTTTGCGCTACTCAATTTTCCAACAGCTTTTCAACGCGTTGGGACGTGACTCAAAGCGCACCATTGAATCTGTCATCCGTACGATCAATGGACTTCATGAGAGCAAGAAGACTCTGAAGACAACAAGTGGTGACACGGCCATCAGCCTGATCCAGAACAGTGTGGAAGCAACCCTATATGCCGAAGACTATCTTGAAATGTTGACTTTCAGGACTGAGTCTTTGGGTTTGCTTTCATACGTCGCAAGTGGGTATGAGCTTTTGAGATTTTGGTTTTATGAGTATATTGGTTTGAAGTTGTTTGTTTTGAGTGTGGTTGGTCTTGTGCTTGGTCTTCTGGTATACCAGGCGCAACACTGGGGCGGTTGGGTCACCTTGCTCACTATGGTCTTGACCATTGTGTTTGTGAGTGGACTTGCCTTCTTGGTGCGCAAGTGCGGACTTCTCGCATTCATGGGTGCATGGGCATGGCGTATCGACAGCGTCGGCTCCAATGCGCCCATTTTTTCTTTTCCGAGGGAGTTAGCAGAGTGCGGAAGTGCGCCACTCCCCAAACTGGACAAAGACTGGACTTTTGAAGTGCTATACCATGGTCATGGGTGCTTCAATGAGTCTTATGGTGCTGACCGAATAGGCATTGGTTTTTTCAAGAATGTACACATACCATTACCCTGTGTACATTCAGTGTTGCGTGCGGGAGTGGGTAGGCAGGGTATCGAGCATGCGGAGGACGCGCTCATTGATCCGACCATTTTCGAATGGGCGGATAAATGTGTTGATTTCTTGTTCCCGCATACCGTGGACCTTGAGCCTTACACCTTGACCGAGTGGATCGATTCCAGGAGATGGAAAGGTTCAAAGAAAGATGGCTATCGGCGCTACTTTCCCTCGTTGGTTGTTGAGAGGATGCAACACTACCACATCAAAGCCTTTATTAAAATGGAAGTAATGCTTTACAAACTGAATCCGCGTTTACCCGGCTCTGCGCTTGCGCGTGGGAGCATGATGGAGCGGTTTGTGATGTCATCTTCCGATCAGTACTGCTTGACAATTGGGCCCTACATTGCCAAATGTGCCGAATATGTCAAGAAAGTCATGTCCCCCGAATCGCCTTTCGTATACGCCTGCATGTCACCGAATGCTATTGGTCAGACATTCTGGGAAGCATACGAGAGAGGGTTGACAGCATGGTTCACAACGGACTACAGCAAGTTTGACTCACATCAACATGAGTTCCTCCTCAAAATTGAGCATCGTTTTTACGAGCGCATTTTTGGGGACAATTGGGAAGAGATACGTTTGTTGATGGAGAGCCAGTGGGTAACAAAGGGTTACGCATCAGGATTTGCTGATGGGTCTTCTGTGCGCTTCACTGGGAAGTGGAGGAGGAGATCCGGGGACCAAAACACGAGTCTTGGTAACACGCTGGTGAATTACTTTGCGCAATTCGCCGTCATGTGCGAGATTTTTGGGTTTGATGAGTTCTTGTGTATTTTGGAATCAGGGCTGTTAAAAATGGCAATCCTAGGGGATGATGTTGTTGCTTTGACAACGCATTATATCCGCGACAAATTGAGCATGAGTGCTGATGCACTCTTCAAACGTGTCGGGTTGCCACTTTCCGTGTTTGACACGCCAGACAACTATAATGACGTCATCTTCCTTCAGAATAGGTTTTATTCTGGGGTGGGTGGCTTCACGTTGTTGCCGAGGCCAGAGCGCATCTTCACAAAAACCTTCCTGAAAATAGGGAAACATCCCCTGTCCTTGAAGGACGGCGCCATTTACTGCGCCGCAATTTGTGAAGGCTTGCTCTCCAAATATGTGAACACCCCCATTGTGACGCCAACTTTGGAAAAAATGTTTCAGTTGAGCAACACAGTGGCAAGAGAGGGCACGACTTTTAAGCATCGTCGTGACCTCCGTCGTAACGTCCGTAGTTTGCACTACACATGGTACGACGATGACGGTGTTCTAATAACAACACGGCCCCTTAGCGAGGAAGGGCTTTTGCAGTTTCGCGAGTTTTATTCTTTGAGCGCAGGCATTGAGGAAGGGTTAATGTTGTGGATACGGGATCTACAACATTTCGCGCCGGATGTGCAACATCCTTGGTTTGAGAACTTAACCCAGTTGCTCTAACATCCGGCCGATGATGGCTCTCCGTAAACACAGAGGCACCGCCATCAAATCAATACCCTCAGCCCAGATGGAATTGGCCCGTCAAGCCGTTTCCGTCGCATTGGGCCCTGCTGCTTCCCAAGCCTTAGACTTTGCTCTAAGCCACCCAGATACTTTTGCGCGAGCCGCGCAACTAGCGTCGAAAGGTGTACAAAACGTTACGTCGTATTTTTATTCTCTTGCCTCCGGCTCAGGCAAGAAGTCGAAAAGGAAGAAGCGAGCGCGATTGCGGAAACAGTCAAAACTCTCGGCACTGTCAATGCCAGGAGCAATGCCTGTTTTTCAACGTCAATCTCGCCAATCCGCAACATACTCCGCGCCTTACGCTGTGACGCGCGTTGAGAGACAGTCTTACGGCAAGCTCGCGGACTACATCGTTTCACACCGTGAGTACTTGCAGGATCTGCCAGGCTCGGTCGCATTTGAGCTAACATCTTTTCGGCTTAACCCAGCCGAGTTGACAACTTTTCCATGGCTATCACGCATTGCAACAAGCTTTGAGAAATACAAGTTCACAAAACTTGCTTTCTCAGTTTCTTCAATGGCACCGGCAACTTCAACTGGGTCGATCGTGCTCGCTTATGAGTATGACCCCAGTGATGCCGTTCCCACTTCGAAGCGTGACATGCTACAGTACGACGGTGCCACACGCACCGCACCATGGAAAAGCGTCGATGTCGTCTATGCTAACAAAGACGAACCAGATGACTTGCTCTATGTCGATCCAGTCTTTAGTAATAACATCGCGATTCGTCGACAAAATGACATGGGTACGTTCCTTGTTGCTTGCGAAGGACAAGCCGATACCTCAAAAGTTGCTGAGCTGTGGGTGGACTATTCGGTCCGCTTCGTCGCCCCGCAACCTAAGGGTGTCTGCTACTCCGCAAACATCACTGGGACTGGCTTTGCTAATGGCACTGCCCCCGTGGTCACTTCATCGACGATTAGCGGTGGTATCTTCGTCCAGATTATCATCGTCGCGCAGGACATTAAAGTCCTATGGCTCCCAGCGGGCTATTGGGCCGTCCACCTGGATGTTGGCAGTGACCCTTTCTTGATCGCGGATGGTTATGGTGAGTCTTTCTCCCATACCGAAGGTCCGGGAGCAAGTTACACTGGTGAAAATCACGGGTCACTAATTCATTCTGCAACTGAGCTCAAAAATTACCACACCACTTACTACGTCAAGACGAATGGTTTAAATCAGTACATCTTGATCGAACCAGGTGATGTGGATCCCACTCGATCCAATGGCATTTGGCACTTAGTACTAACCCAGATATCGAGTGAGGTGTACGACGCGCTGCCTTAAGCTGTCTAAAGTAACACCCGCACAGGTCACCCTGTGCGTTAGTTCCCGTTTTTGTTGCACAGCTTACTTTTTTTTTTTTTTATTTTCACTACTCCCTCTACACATAAAGTGTGCATGTAATTTGCGGTTTGTGACACGATGCAGTGTCATTCTCCTATAATGAAGTGTTCCACCGGTGTACAGTGGAGTAGTTCTCCTACATATTTGACTCGAAACTTTTTGCTTTCGAACCCCTAGTTGGTGTGATAGCCTGCAGTGAATATTCCAGGTCTCACATTACGTTAGTGATTTCTTACACCCGGTCTCATTTCCGGTGCGGTGCTTAGCATTATTGAGAGATAGTGCTAAAAACGTGTGAGCAATCTGATCATCGCCCTCCATAGGGCGTTGTGACCATTGACCGAAGGGGCAAAGGGAAAACTAGGCCTTACACAATTAGGTGGGCCACTGCTTGATCAAGACGCTTCCGAGCACCATGTTTCCACCCGCTGGCTGGCGAGCACTAGCATGCACCTGAAGGGGCTGCATTCTAGCGTGAACCATTGAGGCATAAGCGGACTACGCATGCTCTACAAAGTTGCGGACCTGTTATGGCAGTGTAACCCATCCGAACTACAGGTTTGTGCATGATGCATCAATCACTTCATGCCTGTGTGAAAAATGTGGCGTCAGCAACCCTGACCACATCCTGTAAGGTCTTGTTCGACCATCATCGAAACCCCGTCATCACTTACAAGTTATGAATCACCCTACAGCCCTTAATCAAGGCTGCCCGGACTGTGTATATATCACAATGTCGATCCGGCACGTGTTCCCTTGTCCTAGCTAGTCGCTATACGCGGCAAAGAGTCCAAGGGGTGAGTCGTGGGTAGATTTGCAGTAATGCCTTGTCCGCAACACACAAAGCACCCTTTGGTGCCCGATGGTATCCCCTACTTTGTGTTGTGTACCGGTTAACGAATTCGTAGTGCCTTGAGTGAACATGATGAATCGAATGCTTTTGAAAAACGAACTCGCAAAAAGCTTAGCACCTTTGCTTCGCACACGCGCATTTCAAATATGTTTGACAGGTAAGAGACTTAGG